GGCCGACGGTGACGTTGCCTACAACCAGGCCGTGCTCAACACCACGCTGGCAGCAGGATGGACGCCCGAGGATCTGCGTCGGGTTTGCCTCAAGGCCATGGAGCCTTACGGCATCACCCCCGGCGAGCTGGCGCCGCTGCCTAACATCCGCAGTCCTCGCGGACGCTCGCTATATGGGGCAGCACGCGATTACCTTCGTGAGCTTGCCATCACTTATGGCATGACCTGGTCTGTAACGCTTGGTCAACTGAGCATGACACCCATCGCGGGCACGCGCGGCGGCGCGGCTATTGAGCTGACGTCGCAGACGGGGATGATTGGCCTTCCTCAGTTGACAGTCGACGGGATCATGGTCAAGTGTCTGATCAACCCTCAGATCAGACCCGGCCGCCAGATACGCATCAACAACGCCAGCATCCAAGAGCCTTTAATCAGCACCAGCGTGCGCTACGTGGATAGGTTGCCTACGAGAGACACCGACGGCTTCTACAAGGTGTGGGCCGTTGCCATCAACGGTGACACCCGTGGCCAGGATTGGTACATGGATCTGGTTTGCACGGGCGTCGACGGTACGCTCCCAAAATCGCCTGCATTCCAGCAATTGCGAGGAATTTATGGATCCTAGAGAGCGTTGGGGCGACCCCGAAGAGGCGCAGCGCCTGGCCATGATGGGTCTGCAAGCGTTGATGTGGTCCGCGCTGCCCGCCGTGGTGGTCTCGTTCGACCCTGAGACGTGCACGTCTGTCGTGCAGCCCGCCGTGGGCGGAGTGCGCTACGACGCTGATGGGGCTCCAACGGCCACGACCCTGCCCGTCATCTCCGACGTGCCAGTGGTGTTCCCCACTGCTGGGGGTTGCGCGCTGACGCTCCCTGTGCGGGCCGGTGACGAGGTGCTCCTGGTCTTCTCCAGCCGACCCATCGATAGCTGGTGGCAGTCAGGCGGGGTGCAGCGGCCCGCCGGCGCGCGCATGCACGACCTGGCCGACGCGTTCGCCATTCCCGGGCCCATGTCTCGGCCAGCAGTGCTGCCCAACATCAGCACCAGCCAAGCCCAGCTACGCAACGAAGCCGGTACCGCGTCCATCAGTCTGAACCCAGACACCGGTGCGGTGAGCATCGTGGCGCCTGGCGGCGTCGCCATCTCCGGCGGCCCGCTGACCCACAACGGGAAGAACGTGGGCGAGACCCACACACACGGCGGCGTGGCCTCCGGCGGCTCCAACACCAGCGTACCCAACTGACCATGCGATATCGCAAACTCGATGCCGCCGGCGACTACACGCTGGGCAGCGGCCAGGACTGGCACGTCAGCACACCCGAGGCCGTCGCCCAAGCTGTGCGCACCCGCCTGGCGCTCTGGGCCGGCGAGTGGTTTGCAGACACCGACGACGGCACGCCATGGGCCACAGAGGTGCTGGGCAAGTACACGGCCGAGACGCGCGACGCGGTGATCAAGGACCGGATCCTCGGCACCCCCAACGTGACCGGCATCGAGACGTTCACCAGCACGTTCGACGGCAACACCCGACGGCTGCAGATCGCGGCCACGATCAACACCGCCTTCGGGGCGGCCACGGTTGAGACCACCCTATGAGCAGCGCGACCGCACCGATCATTGACGAGTCCGGCATCACGGCGCCGTCGTATGAGCAGATCCTGACGTGGCTGCAGGACCAGTACCGGGCCATCTTCGGAGCTGACGTGTACTTGGGCAACGACAGCCAGGACGGTCAGTTTCTGGGCATCGTGGCAGCAGCCATCAACGACACCAACGCGGCGATTCTGCAGGCCTGGGCGTCTGCCGGGCCTGCCACGGCCCAGGGCGAGGCTCTGAGCAGTCGGGTCAAGATCAACGGCATCAGCCGCGCCGTGGCCACCCGCAGCCAGGTGACCGTCACGCTGGTGGGACAGGCGGGCGCCACGATCAACGACGGCGCCGTGCAAGATGCCAACGGCGTGAAGTGGGATCTGCCCGCTTCGGTCGTGATCCCGCCATCTGGCTCGATCACGGTGACGGCCACGTGCCAGCAGCTCGGCGCGGTCACCGCACCGGCCGGCACGGTCAATCGGATTGCCACGCCCACGCTGGGCTGGCAGTCGGTGGCGAACGCGGCCGCGGCCACGCCGGGCAACCCGGTCGAGACGGACGCGCAACTGCGCAAGCGCCAGGCGCAGTCCGTGGCCCTGCCGTCGCGCACGGTCCTGGGTGGCATCCTCGGCGCGGTGCAGGCCGTGCCCGGAGTCGTCCAGGCCGCCATCTACGAGAACGACACGGCGGCCACTGACGCGAATGGCCTGCCCCAGCACTCCATCGCCGTGGTGGCACAGGGCGGCGACGCGACGGCCATTGCGGACGCCATCCGGCGCAAGAAGACGCCTGGCACGTACACCCACGGCACCACCTCGGTGGTGGTCACCGACGAGATCGGGATCCCGAACACCATCAGGTACTTCCAGCCCACGGCCGCGCCCATGGTGGTCGAGGTGCGCCTCAAGGCCCTGCCAGGCTACACCACCGGGGTGGCCGCGCAGATCCAGCAGGCCGTGTCCGACCACATCAATGTTTTGGGCATCGGCACTGACATCAACCTCGCCCGGCTTTACCTGCCGGCGCAATTGGGCGGTACCGCGCAGCAGCTCAGCACGTATGAGGTGCTCACGGTCAAGGTGGCCGCAGCACCGGGAACGCCGGACGCTGTCGATGTGCCCGTGGCCTTCAACGCGCTGGCCAGTTGCACGCCGGCCGACGTGTCCATCGTGGTGGTGCCATGAGCCAGTACACCGATCTGATCACCAGCCAGCACGCGGACAAGCCCAAGTTCCGCGCGCTGGTGGAAGCGGGCACGCAGCCGCTGATCGATGCGCGAGAGGCCGCCTACAGCCTGTCGCAGGCCTTTGACCTGGATGTGGCTGTAGGCGCGCAACTTGACGTCGTAGGGCAGTGGGTGGGGCTCTCGCGCTTCGTGCCAGTGACCATCACCGGCGTGTACTTCGCCTTCGATACAACGGCCGTCGGCTGGGATCAGGGGTCCTGGCGCGGCCCGTTTGATCCGGTCGAGGGGCTGTCTCGGCTGGACGATGAGACCTACCGGCTGATGATCCGCGCCAAGATCGGCGCCAATCATTGGGACGGCACGCTCAACGGTTGGCAGGGAATCATCAATCAGGTGTTCGACGACACCGGCACCGTCGTGTTCGCCGTCGATCATCAAGACATGAGCATGTCGGTCAACTTTGCCGGAGCGACTCCATCGGCGCTACTGGCCGGCCTCATCCGTAGCGGCGCGCTGCAGCTCAAGCCCGCAGGCGTGCGCATCGCTGGCTACTTCGTGAGCAGCGAGATCAGCGCACCGTTTTTCGGTTTCGACATCACCAGCCCGTACATCGCGGGCTGGGACCAAGGCGCCTGGGGCGTCGCTTTGTGAAGGGTATCCATCCATGCCAGGACAGAATGATTTCAAGGCCTTTGCAGCAGGTGGTGGCGCCAACGCGCTGACGCCTGCCGCCTACTCAGCGCTGACATCGCTGCTCGCCAACGGGTTTCAGGCGGGCACCGCGTCGTCGGCCCAGATCAACACAGTTCTCCGGCAGGTTACCAGCATGGCTGCCGCCCTAGGCAAGATCATCTCGGATGCTGACTTGGACGCCGTTGATGATGGGAATGTCAGCGCACTTACGGCTGCGCTGCTTTCGTCATTCGCGGACACGTTTGATCCAGTGGAGCGAATCAAGGTTGTCGGCACGCTCGGTGACGGCTCCGGCTCTCCGTTACGGCCGAACATCAATGCGTGCATTGAGTTCTCAAGCGGACATATGCTGCAAGTCGGTGGCGGCTTTGCCCCGGCTGCGGCCGGTGTGACCGGTACCTTGATCTCCTTCCCTGTTGCCTTCGAGGAGGCCTGTTACCAGGTCATAGCGACCGACTACGGTGCAGGCATTCCTGTCTTGGGCGTCAGCACGGTGGATGGCAATCTGGCTCAGTTCCGGGCTTGGGCAAGAGATGGAACGGTTGGAAGCTACCAGAGCTCCTACTTCCGCTACCTCGCATTTGGAAAGTGATCATGAGCACTACACCGAAGCCATTTTTCTCGCCGAGCACGTCCGGGTGGTACTTTGCAGATAAGCATGGTTCATCCATGCCTGCTGACTGCGTCGAGGTGCCATTTGCGACCTACTCTCGACTGTTGTCTTATGGCGGAGCCATTGAGCCTGGGCCAGACGGGCAACCTCGGGAGAAAGTGACCCCAGTCACGCCGGAGGTTTTCCAACGGCTGGTCGGGGCTGCTGTGGATGACATCCTCGACGAGCTGGCCCAATCCTGGCGCTATCGGAGTTACGTCAGCGCTCGAGCATATGCCAACGACCCAAACCCGCGCTTTGCTGCCGAGGCCGCCGCCCTGATTGCCCACGGATCGGCGTGCTGGACCGTGCTGGATGACCTGGAGGCCGCCGTCGTTGCCGGCACGGCCCAGATGCCGGACACGGTCGAGGATGTTCTCGCGCTGCTGCCTCCGGCTCCCGAGCGTCCAACCGTCTGAGACCAAAGCCGACCGATTCAGGCCCGCCACTCGGCGGGCTTTTGCATTTCTGGGAGATCAAATGCACGAACCCCAAAACAGCGCTGCTGCTGTGCTGGTTGCGATGGCGAGCGCGTTCTTCGGAGCCTACTCGGTCATCATCTTCGCAGCACTGGCCGGCGCACTGTGGCCGCTTTCAGGCGCCAAAACCGCCACACGCAAGGACGGCGCGCTGCTGCTGTTGCGTCTGGTGTGCACAGCAGCCGCCCTGACCGGGTTTGTCGCTTGGTCAATGGAGCGGCACTTCGGACTGCCCTCCAGCGAAGCCATGGCACCAGTCGCGTTCGTGATCGCTGCGGTGGGCGACCGGTGGCGCGACATCCTCGACTCCATCGTTGACCGCGTGCGGTCCATCGTGAGTGGGGGGCGCTGACATGCTGATGATCATCCTCAATGCAGTGTTGTGCGGCGCGCTGTTCTGGACGTGCTTTTGCCGCATCGTGCGCACCGACGTCGACACGGTGCGGCCCGTGCGCCTGGCGTTCTGTCTGCTGGGCGCCGTGGCCGTGGCCTGCATGGTCGCGCCACTGGGCTGGCTGAGACCGCTGCTCCCGGCCCATGAGCCACCGGTCACCCAGCTCGTGATTGTGGGCGCCATGTTTGTAGTTCAGGGCCTGACCGCGCGGTACTGGAGGGACGGTGTGCCGTGCCACTTCCAACGGGGGCACTCATGAACGCACCAAAGCCAACCCAGCAGGACCCATTGCTGACCGCACTGTGGGACAAGGCCGTCGCGCCAGCTTTGGTGCTGTTGCCCCAGGCCATGAGCTCGCCCGGTGCGTGGCAGATGCTGATCGCCATTAGCCTCCAAGAGGCCCGTGCCACGCACCGCGTGCAGATCATCGACGGCGGTGGGCGTGGCCCAGCTCGTGGGCTCTGGCAATTCGAGCGCGGCGGCGGAGTGATCGGGGTGCTGAACCACAAAGTGAGCCGGGCTCACGCCTGGAAGATCTGCGAGGCCCTCCAAGTGCCAGCGCACAGCCAGGCGGTCTGGTCCGCCATGGAGCACAACGATGTGCTGGCTGCAGCGTTTGCCCGTCTGCTTTTGTGGACTGACCCGAACCCGCTGCCACACCGGGATGCGGCCGAGGCCGGGTGGCAGTACTACATCCGCAACTGGCGCCCTGGCCAGCCACATCGGCGAACCTGGGATGAGTTTTGGGTGCGCTCGCGCCGGTTCGTGTACGGGAGCTGAACATGCGCAAGCTGCTCGACATGCTGGGCCTGGTGCCCACTTGGGCCTATGCCGCCGCCGTGGTCGCCTTGGCTGCCCTGGTGCTGGTGACTGAGCTGGGCCGCCAGCGGTCACTGACCCAGGCCGCCCAGGCCCGGGCCGAGCTGGCCGACGTGCGTCGGGGGCACGCTGCAGAGCTGGCCATCGCCGTTCAGCGCGCCCGCACCGTTGAGGCCAAGTTGGCCGCCGATCTCATGAGGGAAGCCAATGACCTGCAATCGCGTCTTGCTGATCGTGATCAGCGTGTGTCTGATCTGGCTGGTCGGCTGCACCAGCACGCCAGGCCCGCGCGACTGTGCACCGCCGCCCCCGGTGGAGCGCCCGCCGCTGCCGGCGCAGGTGGTGGACAGCGAGATCCCGGATTACGTGAACTGGATGGACCGGATCTTGTCGTCCTCGATGTTGAGGCTCGGTCTCAGCTCGCCCAATTTGCCGTCTCAGCCAAGGACACAGGGGAAACCCTGAAAACCTGCCGCGCGCTGCTTCGATCAGCCTGGCGATCACCGTGACAGTTGTCTCCTCGTGGCCGCTCCGGCGGCCTTGCCCCCTGCTCTGTGCCATTCGTGGCCAGGGTGGGGGGCTTTTTTGCGTTTGTGGCCCGGGCCCGTGTTACCCAGCCTGCTTGGGCCACCACACGGGTACGCCCGACTCAGTGGCCAGCCGCGCCATCCCTTCAGTCCCCCGGCCCCCAGGAAAAGCCGCAACGCCGTCAGGCTGCAGCGTCAGCATGTGAGCGTTCCGCAGCGGCCCTGCCTTGGGCCCATGCTGCTCCCAGTCAGCAGGGCAGGGCAGTCGTTCAATGCCGCGCTCTTCGGCCCATTCGTCGGCCCACCGGTCAGCTCCGCGCAGCTTGCCGTCTCGGCCTTGGCACGCCCCGTGGATGACCAGGGTGACCACGCGCTTGGCCAGGATCTTGTCCAGGCTGTCGAACACAAACTGGCGGTCCTGGTAGTCCCGGCCTCCGCAGACCAGCAGGCGCATGGGTGCCCGGCTCGTGGCTGGCGTCCAGAACGCACAGCCGTTCTCGGGCATCGACCGGGCGCCGATGGCTGGTGCATCGCGCCGGCAGGCTGCCACGGCGTTGCCTGGGCCAGCCAGGCCGGCGAAGTGTTCGCAGCCCCAGCAGGGCCTTGAGGGTGCTGGGGGCTTGGGTGGATAGAGGCCTTGCATGCTGTGGATTTGTACAGCATTTCCGTGGGAATAGGCCCCTTGAAAGCCCCTCCTCATGGGGGTGTCGCTGGCGAAAGTATTCCCACGGATCGCGCCACAGCACCGATGGGCACAGGATTGCGCACTCAGATTGTGATTCTGGTTGTCGTGGGTTCGAGTCCCATCAGCCACCCCACCTCATTCAAACGCCGACAGGTCTTCAACTTGTCGGCGTTTTTGTTTGGG